AGGATTACCATTAACGGTGATGAGTAGTTGGTAATAATACGGAGAGGTACTTGACATACCTCTCCGTTTGTAGTATTATTATAGTATGAAAAATGTGAAAACTCCTACCATTTTAACTGTTCGTACCAAAACGAACCAGCAGACCTATTACACTTGGTCACATTGGCCATCAAAAAATATTGATGGTATCACTTTTATTCCTGTTAATAAATTTATTCCAAATAATGACTCTTTGAGAGAAGTGCATTATATTAAAAAAGATAATATTGAATATGTCAAATAAGATTTTAAATTATTTGAAGTATTCTGGTTTCAATATAACATTTAAATGTAATCCTTTTCATTGGCGTGTAGATGCATATATTACAAAATCTGATGAATGGGTTATCGACAACGACACTTTAATTATTGAAATGTTATGTTTAACTTTTAGAATTTGGATTGATGATGGTTATTGGTAATCTTGCGTCTGTAGCTCAATTGGTTAGAGCAGCGGACTCATAATCCGTTGGCTGGGGGTTCAAGTCCCTCCGGACGCACCACTTTATTATGAAACAAAAATATATTAACGCATACATGGATGTTGCACACCGCTTTGCTCAGTTATCAAGTGCAAAGCGTTTACAGGTGGGTGCAATTATTGTCAAAGATGACAGAATCATTTCCATTGGTTATAATGGTATGCCTGCCGGTTGGACTAACGATTGTGAATACCGAGATTATAAGTCACCATACGAACATGAATTCCGTGAAGAAGATGGCACCAGTTATAATCTAAAGACCAAACCAGAAGTCATCCATGCAGAGGCCAATGCGATTGCGAAACTCGCTAAAGGTCCTGAATCAGGAGACGGTTCCACGATGTTCCTGACCCATGCCCCGTGCATAGATTGTGCAAAACAAATCTACACCTCTGGAATTAAAAAGGTCTACTTTCGAAAACATTACCGTGACAGCCATGGAATTGAGTTTTTGAAACAATGCAACATAGAGATAGAAATTTCACCAGGTGAAATTAGTTAGTCAGATAAATAATGTATATCAAGGGAAAGGACCTAAGATGAAACTCAGCATCGTTAAATGTCCTGATAAAGAACGCTTCCGACCATTCGTTAAGCGTGCAGCTCTCTTTTATGCCGAAAATTTGTTATCCAAGAAATTAATGGATAATATCTATGTACAAATCAAGTTCAATGATAAACTAGATGTATATGGATATGCTAGTGTTGAAGAATACAATGATTCTGGAAAACCAAGAGAATTTTTAATTGAGTTAAATCCAGGCATTGGCGCAAGAGATATTTTAGAAACACTCGCTCACGAAATGGTTCATGTTAAGCAATATGCTTATTCTGAAATGAATGAATCAGCAACACGGTGGCGTGGCACAAAAGTCAATGTAGATACCATAGATTACTGGTTTGAACCATGGGAAATAGAAGCCTACGGTATGAGCACAGGATTATTTACTAAGTTTGTTATTAAAGAAGAATTACACAAAGTGTTTAAAAATATTCAAGATCCAGACACACCTATAGTAGCAGAACCACTTGGTTGGTTAGAATGGCCGCAACAGGATTTTGAAAATCAAATTTAAAATATAATTAAATTCCAAAACCTCAAGGCCTAAAAATCTTGAGGTTTTTTATTTCCAAGTGTTGTATTTTTACAACAGTAAAGCTTGACAAAATATTGTGGTAGTGATAATATAATATTTGTTCTTTAAAAAGTAAAAGGGGGAGTGAGCGGGAACGTCACGCCTACTCTTAAACAACAGCCACTCGTTGGGAAACGCTTGGTGTGCCCCTTATCATTGGGTAGCGAGCAGAACAGGTTACTGCACCGGACTGTAAATCCGGCGCCTTAGGCATACGGGGTTCGAGTCCCTGGCTACCCACCATATATAAGGTATTGAATTGCCTCTTTAGTTAAATGGCATAACAGCTCACTTGTAATGAGCAATTGGCAGTTCGATTCTGTCAAGGGGCACCAAATAGGAGATAAACATGATATCTTATTTACTGATTATTTGGTTAGGTTCTATAGAAAATTTTGCAGTTGTAGAAGAATTTAAAAATGAAAAAGAATGTTTAGCAAAAAAACACACCTTTGAAAAAGCACTTAAACAGGCAAAATCACAAATGAATGTGTCTTGTCGAGTTAGATATCAAAGTAAATAAAACAACCGAGTGTAGGATAGTCTGGTTATTCCGCCTGCTTTGGGAGCAGGAAATCGCAAGTTCGAATCTTGCCACTCGGACCATTTTTATAAAAACATATGAAAATATTAAAAGAACTTACAGATAAAGATAAAAAAGAAATATTAATGTATTGCTTGATGGCATTGTTTTGTACAACATTGGTCATCTTAGCTATTGCTTGGTCAAGAGGCCGTGATGTTGACTACTTCAAAGAACGTGTACTCATATTTGAAGGTAGATTAGACGGTATGCATAAAGTCATACACGATACAAGAGATAAAAATGATATTGTGATACAACGATTAAAAGAAGCAAATGAAAAACTCGATAGAGTTATTGAAAAACAATCTGAACAAGAAAAATGGATAGAGGAGTGGAAAAAACTTCCACAATTACCAAAACCGAAAAGGTGACTTTATGAAAAAGATCAATCTTGAAGAAGTAAAAAACTTTATTGAAAAACAAAGTGCAGAAACAAAAATTTATATTGGTTGTGATTCAGAAAGATTCAAGATTGATAAAGTGTGGTATGCAGATTATGTTCTGGCAATTGTAATTCATATTGATGGAAAACACGGATGCAAATTGTTTGGTGAAGTATACCGTGAAAAAGATTATGATCAAAAACAAAATCGTCCAAGATATCGTTTAATGAATGAAGTATATCGTGTAAGTGAGTTATATTTAAAACTTGCAGATGTACTTGAAGGTCGTGATGTTGAAGTTCATTTGGACATTAATCCTTCCGAATTACACGGGTCAAACTGTGTTATCAACGAAGCTATTGGTTACATTCGTGGTACCTGTAATGTCATACCAATGGTCAAACCTCAAGCCTTTGCGGCATCGTATGCAGCCGATAGACTAAAAACTCTAAACATGGCCTAATTGTTTTTTTCGATCACCGCAATAAAAAAATATCATATAGATAATAAGTCATTTTTGTGTTGCTTTGCACTAAGTAATAATGTATAGTTTAATACTATCAACATTAATTATTTGAAAGGAAAAATAAATGAGTGTCACAATTAAGAATTTAGAGACTGCTTTTGCTGGAGAATCGCAGGCTCATGTGAAATACAAGTATTTTGCCAAACTTGCTCGAGAACAAGGATATGAAGAAGTTGCAAAACATTTTGAATATACTGCCGAACAAGAGGTGAAACACGCATGGGGACATTTAGAACTCCTTGTTGGTACACTAGACGTAAATGATTGCCTTCAAAAAGCCATTGATGGTGAAACATATGAATACACCGAAATGTATCCAAAAATGTTAGAAGAAGCAATTGCAGAAGGCAATGAACAAGCAGCAAAAGAGGCACAAGATCAAATTAATGAATCAGTAGAACACGCTGAAAAATTTAAGAAAGTCTTAGCACTTGCCGCAAAGAGATTCAAAGCACTACAAGGTGCCGAAAAAGTTCATGCTTCCAAATATCAACAAATGAAACAGGAGATTGCATAATGAGATACTATCGTTGCGTGGTCTGTGGCCACATATTAACAGAAGAAGATTATGCTATGTTACCAGATTCAGTTGGCTGTCCTGAGTGTGGTGTTTCAAAACAAGATTATGAATTGGTTGTTGAAGAATAACTGACCATAGCGTAGCGGATAACGCAGGTGCCTTCTAAGCATCTATACGGGGGTTCGATTCCTCCTGGTCAGGCCAAGTTTACCAGAAGTAGTATTGATTTTTTGTGAGAGTGTATATATAATATTATAAATGCGGTCTGTAATAGTACGAATTGAGTTCCCACTTAGTTTAGCCGAGCATAGCGGCCGACCGCTCCAAATTTCGAAATTTTTCAATCCGGCTCCGAAAAAAAATCCAAGAATCCGGAGATTGAAAAAAATGATTTTAGATTTTATACTTGGTGATGTCGTATAGACTAAAGTACCCAATTAAAAACATATGGGTCCAAAAGTCCATAAGAATTTCGATTGGATGTTTCATTTTAGTTTAACTAAAACCTCTAATAAGAATAGTAATGAAATACACAGTAATGTTATTAGTGCTACCTTCGGAGCCAGTCTCATAAAAAAATCACCTATTTCTTGTTTCAGCTTTTCTCTCTGCTTCTCTTTTAACTTGGGCGGAATGGTAATCAAGATATATCAATGTTAACATAGATACAACTGTAACAATTGCAATCATTGGTTGGTTACTTTTTTTAGGCGGTTTCATATTTTGTATAACTTGAAAAAATATGTTATGAGAGCCGCTACTGTAACACACCACCACATCAAATCTTGCACTTTGTGACGATCAGCATCTATAAGAGCTTTTTCTTCATCATGCTCTTTATTTTGTTTCTCTTTAATTTGTTCTACTTCATTCCAAGCGTTATTACCATATTTATCAGTAACGGATTTCTTTAATTTGGCTAACTCTGATTCTCTTTCTTTTTGTTTTTCGTATTCCTTTACGGCACGAAATTCAGCAAATTCGGCCCACTTTAGAGCCTTCTCTTTATCTTCTAATCTTTTTTTATGTTGTGCTTGGATAAGGCGTTCATTTTCAGCCTGCTCATCGGTGATTACACTACCAAATTCTTTACCTAATTGTTTGGCTTCTTTGATCGAGCCAAGAGCTGCCTTACCAGCAGATAAATCTAATTTTGACATTTTAGTATCCTAATCAAACTATGCAAAACGAATCACGCACAAATTCAATCAAGTCACTTTTTCTTTTTGAATATATTGAATAAATCCAAGTTTTTAATTTCTTGGAGTTCTAACAATACATATATGGAGATGGCCAATGAAAGTATTGCTATGCCATATGCGATGTAATCCATGTTAATCGAAATATACCTTTCTTTTTATTGACAATCTAATCAGAAACTAGTATACTTCCTATTCAACTCACTCTATTATTTATATAAAAAAAGAGGTATTAATATGAAAATTTTAGCAGCCAAACTTATTACCGGTGAAGATATTCTAGGTGAACTGGAAGGTGAATCTGAAACAGAAATAGTTTTTATCAATCCAGTATCCATTGCGGTTGTTCGTGGTAAAGATGGAACACCAAATGTTGGATTCGCACCATTTCCAATTCACGCTCAACAAAAGACCGGTTCATCTATTGCCATTCGTAAGAAACATATTGTATATTCTTATGAACCAGCAGAAGATTTTAAACAAAACTATGATCAAATTTTCGGTACAGGAATTGTTGTGCCAGGACAAAAACAAATTATTACAGGATGAAATCATTCTATACTAATGTTCAAACCTTTGGCAGTAACATACTATACAGAGGTATACAGAACGGAAAAAGGGTGAAGCAGAGAATTGAATATTCTCCTTCACTCTATATTCCATCCAAACGCATCACAAACTTTACATCATTAGATGGTGATTATCTAGATCAAAAAATCTTTGGCACAATGAAAGAAGCCAGAGATTACATTAAACAGTTTGATGGTGTTTCAAATGGTCCTAAAATTTACGGACAAACTCGTTTTGAATATGCCTTTATTGCTGATCAACACAAAGGCATGATTGACTATGATTTCGATAAATTAGAAATTGCAATTATCGATATTGAGGTCGGATCAGAAAATGGTTTTCCAGATCCATACGAAGCGAATGAACCAATCACAGCAATTGCTATTCATTATATCGATGGACACAAATATGTTTATGGTTGTGGTTCATATGAGAATAATGATCCAGAAAATGTCACATATCATAAGTGTAAAGATGAATGGTC